ACTGCTCAATAGCAAAGCATCAGAGAATCTAGCAGACTGTACGGGTTTCATGTTGGTGCGCTTTAACGTACTCTTGGCTTGCGCTGCAAAGGCGTTAACCATCTGAATTTGGGTTGCACTAGCCTTGCCATACTGAGGCATTAAACGCTCTGCTAAACACCATTCTAGGCAGCTTTCAAAGCCTTCTGGTAGCAACATGGTATCGTTTATTGAGGTGTACTTACTAAACAATGTGTCAGCAAAGATGTGCATCTCGCCTTGAGCTGGGTTTGGCCAAACAAATATGTTGCCAAGCGTTTCTGTGGGCTGGTAATACAGGGCTTTAGGCCAAGGGCCGTTCAATGTCTTTAGACCAATCATTTCATAGTCTTCAACGTTAAGAATAGCCACAGGATAGTCTAGACCGCCGTTAAGAATAGGCACACCGCTTTGTGAGGTGTTGATCCTGACAAACGCTGAATTGATGCTTAGAGGACGCTGATAGTATGCGTTAATGGTTGTTGAATTGACGTTTTGCGACACGTTGAGCTGATATGTACCCAACTCGTTCACATTACCGCCAGCTCCAGTCAAAAAGCCTGTAATCTTAGTGCCAGGCGTAATGCCAGTACCTGAAATTGTCATACCCAAGGAAATAGCGCCAGATGTGATGGCCGTCACAGTTAAGACGTTATTGGCAATTGAACCTGTGAATATTGATCCTATCTCACCGCCTGGGCCAATCGTGTATTGAGTTTGACCAGACGTTAGGGTAAAGATAATTTCAGTCTTATAAAAGACCATCATTTGCTCATTAGACCATTGATCAATCATTCGATTCATCATAATGAATGCGTCTTGAGCAGCTTCAGGGCTAGGCGTTTCCCCAGCAGCCAATGCGCCAATATCTTTTAGAGCAGAACTAATAATATCAATCGGCGCTGTCATGGTGTCTCCTTATGCGGGCACAACAATGTGACCATCTTCTGGCGGCTTGGGTTGCTGCTCATTGCCTTGACGTTGGATTTCTTCCATAGTCTGTGCAATTAGTTCTTGGTTGCGTTGTAGTGCAACAAAAATGGTATTGATTTGTGGAATTGAAAGTTCGAGTTTCATAGTGTCGGTGTAAAAGTTTGCGGTAACCAAGGAGCAATTGTTTTTGATGGTTGATTCAACTGCTCTTCCAATCTAGATTCTATGATGTTTTTGCCGTCACGAATAGATGCAGTCTTGATCCAATCAATCACCATTTGCTCGGTAACTTGCTCAAATGGAATATCACCCTTTTCTGTGAAATACCAGTTACCCTCTGTATCTACTGTCCCATTGGTCACATAGTATTTAGCAGATGTGATCTGTCCATCTTTTTGCTCAATATCTAAGATTTTCCAATCCATTAGGCACTCCAAGGCAATGGCTGTGTTGTTGGAGATACTGGTGGATTTTCCAAGCTGTTAATCTGACCTTGCACGTTGGCTTCAAAGTTTGCGATACCTTGTTCGCCCAAAGATGCTTGCACCCAACCAATAACTGTTGCTTCAGTTAAAGATGAATATGGTGCAAAGCCGGGTGTCGCTTCAGTCACAGGGTATTGTGTGTTACCTTGGATACTAGCGGTTTGAGTGCCATCTGTGCCTGTTAATAGCCATTGGACGTTTACAACATAACCAGCGTTTGTACCGCTAGGCCATTGTTGCATTGATGTGATTGTCCATGTCCATGAGTTTACTTGTGCCATTTTATGCTCCTTGTTTAGCTTCTAAAGCAGTTACTTTTGCGTTCAATTCTTTGATTGCGTTAATCATGTGCCACATAATATTGTCTGTTTCTAAAGCCAATACGCCTGTAGATTCCTCTTTAACGCAATCTGGTAATACTTGTTGCAATTCTTGAGCAATGACACCAATTTGAACGCCTTGTTTAACAATCGCTGAATGTTTTGGTAAATCTGTAATTTCATCTTCTGTGCGATACTCAAAGTTACGCACTTGGATTTGTATTACTTTATCTAATCCAACATTATTATCAACAATGTTTTTCTTTAGACGTTGATCTGAAGTAATTGACCAAGCAGCAGAATTGTTGCCTTGATATACGCCACCGCCATTAGGATTAATGTATCCAGTTGAACTACCTTTACCAGTAGCGCCAGTATTACTATTTACATTACCAATAACTATTTCATTAGTATTGCTACCAGCTGATGGAGATACGTTATATCCAATATAAATTCCGTAACTTCCTGAAGTAAAAGAAGTGTTTCCATAACCAGATGCTTGACCCACAAAAATGTTATAGGAACCTGTGCAAGAATAACCAGAATTTTGTCCAATAGCAGTATTGCTATTTCCTGTACTCAAAGAATTTCCCATTGAACCTACACCTACTGCGGTATTGTAAGAACCGCTAGTAAGACCACCTAATGCACCGACTGTTGTGCCATAAGCACCGCCGCCAACGGCAACGTTATTTGTTCCTGTTGTTAATCCATATAAAGTAGCCGTTCCAACCGCAGTATTTGGTGACCCAGTTGATAATCCGCTAACACCTAAAAGCGCATAAGCGCCTATTGAAGTATTAGATGCTCCTGTAGTGTTGTTATAACCAGATGAGTATCCTACTGCTGTGTTATTAGATGCTGTGGTGTTTGCTTGTAATGATGATGCACCAATAGCAGTATTGTAAGACCCAGTAGACACAAGTAGCGCCCCTGAGCCAAAAGCAGAATTGCTACTACCAGATACATTAGCATTTAAAGTTCCATAACCCATTGCCGTGTTTGATGCGCCAGAAGTATTGATTGCTAAAGACAAGTCACCAAATGCCGTTGTATATCCTCCAGTATTTGTACCAGCCAAAGCACCAGCACCAACAACTGTATTTGTTCCAAGAGAGCCACCACCCTTACCAACAGTCAATCCGCTAATAGAAGCATCATTAACAAAAGTTGCTTTTTGAGACGTATCAAAAGTTAATGCAAGTGTTCCCGCTGTAGTTACAGTAATTGTTCCACCTGAACTATTGACTGTGACATTAGATGTGCCATTTGTAATTGCATTCGCAGATAATGTTGCCCAAGTACCATCTCCACGCAAATACGATGTGCTTGAGGGCGTTCCTGTAACAGCGCCAGGCAATGCTGTGACGCTCGAAATGATAGTGCCACTTGTAGGCAAAGTCACCGATGTAGCCGCGGTAACCGCAACTGTTCTAGCAAAAGCACCTGTATAGCTTACGTTACCGGCAATAGATATGGTGTTTGAGCCATTATTTATTCCAGTCCCGCCATATGTGCCAGTAATTATTGTGCCATTCCAAACACCCGTTCCAATAGTCCCAACACTTGTTAAACTAGATGAAACAACATTAGACGCTAAAGTCGTACCCGTTAACGTGCCAGCCGCCGCGGTAACTGTGCCACTAGCGCCTAAAGCAATCGCTGTTCCGTTGATCGTTGTGCTGCTATTGGCCAACATGGTGTTAGTAACTGTGCCAGTATCGCCTGTAGTTACAAATGTGCCAGTAATAGCTGGAACAGCAATAGTGTAGTTAGAAGCAGTATTTGTACCGCTTAATGTAATTTGGCCACCAGATGTTGCTTGAAAGACTAAATTTCCCATGTTTTCCCCTTATGGCGCTATATATATAGCAGAAACATACAACGCACCTGTGCTAGGGTTGTATTTTAACTTAGTTGATGAAGTTGTTGCACCATTATTGCCACTTGAATTGGCTACAAAAACAGGATAATAGTTAGCGTTTGTGCTTGTATTGTCTGTTATTGCAATGTTTGTGGCATTGGTTGCCGTAGTCGCTGTGGTCGCTGAACTAGCATTACCAGTCAAAGCGCCTACAAATGTAGTGCTAGTGACAGATGTCAGACCAGCTAATGTTGTAGATGTCGCACCAAGGGCAATAGAAGTCGATCCAACAGTCACGCTTGAGTTATTGAGGGCAGAGTTAGGGATTGACGTTAAACCCGCTCCAGACCCGCTAAACCCTGTGGCTGTGAATATACCAGTATTAGGATTAAACTGTAATTTTGTACTACTTGTGTATTCAGTAGACAAATTACCCGCCGTTTGATTGGCAAACAATGGGTATCGCACCGCATTGGTCGTGGTGTCATCAGTAACTGTTGCATATGCTGTCGGCGTAACCCAAGTGGGTGCGCTTGAGCCGTTAGATGAAAGCACCTGACCGCTTGTCCCAGCTGCGCTAATGGCTAGAGCACTAGCACCTGAGTAGACAATCCCACCGGCCACCGCGGTTAGGTTGGCATTTGTGCCGCCGTTTGACAAAGCAACCTGACCGACAATGTTGCCAGCTTGTGTGTACAAATTGCTCTTATTGACGTAGATTTGGCCGTTGCTGTTGACATACGAAACAATGCCGACTTTGACCGCATAGCCCGTTGGAGGTATTGTATTTTGGAAGAAACCAGCTGAATAAGGCGATAGATAGAGCGTATCGCCTACTGTGTACGTTCCAGTATTAACGCCTGAAATAACCCCGATTGTGGTCACATAGCCCGCGGTTGCGTTAGGAATAGCTTGGTTAGCCAATCCAATCACGTTGGATGTAGCTACTGAATTGGCAATAGCTAGGGCAACTGTAGGATATACAAATCCGCTCGATGTGCTTGTAATGTATACAGGCTGACCAATGTTGATGGTTGAGCCGGTATTGTTGTAAACCTTGAGCTGAATTTCCTGACCAATGTGGACTTCATTGTTGGTCACGCCGTTGTAATAAGCCAAAGCATCTTGCGCTTGATCATAAAACAATCGGTTAGCAGCGTATGTCGGTAGACTGGATAGACCAGTAAACGTCAAATAATTACTGATGGTGTCGCTAGTGTGAGCAACCGCTGACTCAGTACCGCCTGTAATTGCCACACTATTAGCGTTTTGGGTAGACATCGTACCCAAGCCAGTAATCGAGGTGTTCGCAATGGTTGTACTTGCGGTAAAAGCACCCGTGCCGTTGCCGTAAACATAACCTGTGAGCGTTGCAGCTCCTGTACCTCCAGACGCTACAGCTAGGGGGGATGATAAGCCTGATATTGTTCCACCCGTGATAGCCACGCTGTTAGCGTTCTG